GGATCTCGCCGGCAAGCCGCTCAAGCACCTGCATCGGTTCGCTGGGCTGGAGGTTCTCGAGCCGCTCAACGACTCGTTGACCTCCAAGGTCCTGATCTCCATGTCAGACCCGGCCGTCACCGAGGTCAAGCCGTTGGAGCGCGTCCTCTCCGTCACCTGTGGTCCCTTCCTCATCTTCCGTGGCCGACTGACGCGACCCATCTTCAACTTCGACGCCGGAACCGTCCAGATCAATGCACACGACCCTACCTTGATTCTCAAACACCATTACCACGCCTTCGGGGACTACCCGGTTGACTACGGCTATCCCATCGATGGAATCGGTATGCGCGCGTTGGTCGAGTCGAGCGTGCCCAAGGAGCCAGACGCCGAGGGCGGTATGTTTCCGAACGGCATTCTGTACGGGGTCGATGAGACTAACCATCAGGAGCCACAGGACGCTCCAGACTCGGTTTGGCGACGTGTCGAACGCGGAACGAATGTCTGGGAGTCCATCACGAACCTGGCCCAGATCGTCGGGGCGCCAGACTTCTGGTTTCGTCCCATCGACAACGAGCACCAGGGTATCACGGGCGAAGTGCCTCCGGGGTACTTCTGCGAACTCGATGTCTTCCAGAGGCGGGGCGATGACAAGTCGTTCTCAGTCATCTTCGAGAAGAACACGGGCAGGAAGAACGCTGACAACGTGATCTGGGAGCCGGACGGCACGTCGGTACGAAACTTTTGGGTGCAGGTCTACCCCGGCGGTGACCGTAGCTCCACTGACGATACTCGTCGGGCACGGGTTCTCAACGGCGACTCGATCAATCGGTTCGGGATGATGATGGGATGGGAGTCATCCGGCCAGAAGGATCCGTACAGGACTCTGGTCGAGAAGGGGCGGGCCTGGGTCCGAGCGTACGCCTTTCCGCCCGACTTCTTCACCGTGGTCCCAAAGATGGACGGAATCAACGTTCCGGAGTATCGGCGTGCATACGACGTAGGCGACACGATCACGGCTCGCGCCAAGAACGGCTATGTCCAGAAGGAGATTGAGGGCCGCATCGTGCAGGCGCGCCTCTCCCAGGCTGATGCGCAGTCAAACACGCGCGTCGAGCTAGAATGCGTGCCGACCATCGCGAGCGCCGAGACCATCGTCCTGGGACAGGACAACTAATGGCCGAGCTGACGCGCAGCCCGGACTATCTCCGGATCACGGCCTCAACTGCGCGCCGGGTACGCAACTTGGAGACAGGCGTCCATCCGACTTCATCGGGTCTGAACTACTATGATACGTTCGGTCCTATCCAGTTTGATTTTGTAGACGGGGCGGAATTCACCTCTCCGTCCTTGGCGGAGCGCGCTGGATGGCAGAGACGCATGGGTATCGTGCAGACCTTCGGAATGCTTAGAGGGACGTGGGGACCGGATGCTTCTGAGTACGTCTCTAAGTTGCCTCCGGAAGCACGCCCACGACTTCCGGTTCACGGGGTTGTTCCCATGACCAATTCTCCTCCGTACATCGCATTTGTTTTGGTAGAAACCAATGGCGACTTCTTCCTTGAGAAGGCATTTGGAACTACCGAAGGCATCATTGTGAACATGCATCTGACGTCTCTCTCTTGGGCGGTGAACTGATGGCACCTACCGGGCGCCGTAAAGACTTGATCAACCAAGATGTTGGAGTTATCGAGCGCGTTCGCAAGCTTGAGGTCCTGGGGAACCCTCGCACGTTGGTCCCTAAGCTGTGGAAGCCGGAGAACAATATCTTCCACATCATCGCGGAACACATCACTCTGCTGGGGTGCTGGCGTCAAGGTGGTACCACTTGGACCTACGGGTCAAACCAGCAGATCATTCCAGTTGCCTCTTGGGCGTCCCGGTATGTGTATGATCTGCTGACGGCCGAAGGGTTTGGGAACAACGCCGTAAAGCAAGCGTGGACGGATTTCCTCTGGCACATGCGTGCGATCCCCAAGCCTGACTGGATCAATGTCCTTGATTTTTCGAGCGGGGATGATGATACGGGTCCGTTAGCCATATTCACGGCCCCTTGGACCACGGGGGCGCATCCGATGAATAAGCGCCTCACCTGGAGAGGTCTGCCTTCTCAAGGTGGTCCCTGGACTTGGTACCTGCCCGAAGGAACTTGGGTCGCAGGGTTTGGCTCTTTTCCGGGCGCCCCGCATCCGGGTCATCGAGATGCTGATATGGACGAGGTAATCGGCTTCGGCGGCTGGGGAACCGGTCTTGACATGGATGAATGTGGGATAGTTCGCAGGAATAACACGCACGGCTTCTTGGCGCGGGATTGCGGAGGACCCGATGGGCCGCCATACAACGCGTATACCCAGCCGGGCGACCCGTTCGAGTTCGATGGGGGCTGGGGTCCTTGTCCCAATGCTCCTGTGGGTAACGTCTTCGAGGGCGGAAGTATCACGCGCGTCGCTACCTGGTTCCCGAACGATCCCTACCTTTTCAACCCGCCCCTTCGTAATGTCGGCGGGGGACTGAATAACGAATTGCTCTTTCCGTATCCCGGCATAGCCTGGTTGGCCCAGCAGGCCGAGACTTACTTGGCTATTCCGGAGTTCGCGACGGTCAAGGCGTTTTACGACCGTGCGATTCCGGCCGCGCTTGCGAATCTCAAAACTGCGGAGAACAAGAATTGGCAACATCTCGCCCTGGCCATCCCCTGGAGTGGGAGTATCGCCGCTATCAGGAGTCAGGACAAGGTCTTGTTTCGTGGAGAGGCGAGATGGGATTCGAGCGGGGTGGTAGACGAGCCGTTGGTCGCTGTTGTACAGTCGGAAGCGTTGGGCATGCCGACCTGGTTCTCGGGTCTTGATGAGGCGAGAATCCTGATTCGCACGGACAACGATTCCCATCCATTCGCTCATATCGTGTTCGAGCCGGTTGGCCATTTCGGTCCAATCGAAGGCACGCCTAAGTGGTACAAATTGTCCTGGTCTCCCATCGATTCTGATTTCCGTGATGGCGTGACTCATGGACCTCTCACCCTCTACTTTGACGGCGTAAGCTTTCCGGTAAGGCCAGGTTCGTAATGCCGATGGACGACTACCCCGAGCCTTATGCCATCGCCGTCTTTGGCGACCCGCTGCACCCCGGCCTAGTGATCCATGTTGGGGAGCCTTGGCCAAGAGCAGGATACATTCATGAGCTCATAGCTGGCGATGTCCGCAAGTATAAGATGCGTGAAGGCGGACCGCCGTACATCGCAGACTATGTTGCACCCGGATCCGAGTCAAACTTCGAGCAAGAGACAGAGGGGTCCCCGGGAGCGACCGGCCCCCAGGGAGCACAGGGTCCAGAAGGCCCGGCTGGAAGTGCAGGCGAGCCAGGACCAGGCTTGAACTATCGAGGCGTTTGGGCGGCAGGTACGACCTACACGGTCTTGGACACCGTTCGTCACAATGGTGCCTCGTATATGTGCAGGGTCCAGGAGTCGATCGGTATGGACCCGGAGATACCTGGCGCGCCTGTCCATTGGGGTTTGATCGCGGAGCAGGGGGATGCCGGACCTACGGGGGAAACGGGTGCAACGGGCGCCACTGGCGCTCAAGGGCTCCAGGGCGAGAAGGGAGATCCGGGCTCGCCATTGCCTTCGCGCGAACAAACGGTCCTCTCTACCGCCGCGCTCGCAGCGAGTGCCGGCGAGTCGGGCACGGTCATTCTTGCTAAGGGTTTCCGTGTCATCCGATTGACCACGAACCGTCCCGCCCGAGTACGGCTGTATGCTACCGAGATCCAGCGTGACGCTGACATAGGGCGGTCTGAGCTGGTAGACCCTGTGGGTAACCATGGACTCGTTATGGAGATCCTAACTACTACGACAGTCCTCACTCTGGACCTTTCTCCGGTACCACAGGGATACTCATTTGAGTCTCCACCTACTGCTGATATTGCCTACAGGGTTGACAACCGTGATGCAGTCACCGGCGTGGTTGAGGCTACCTTCACTTGGCAAGAGCAGGAGGCATAAATATGGCTACCGACTCAAGAATCATTGCGGATCTTCATACCAGCGACGCGGAGTTCCGCACCTGGGTTCAAGCGGTCCAGGCGGGGATCGAGGCGACAGGCGCGGTCAAAGAGGTAGCGGCGGGCGAGATCAACACGGCTACCGTGCTCAAGCCTGCCGGAGTCAATACCGTCGCCGGGTTCCAGGTGTTCAAGCTTGCTGGACACGACGGATTGCCCGACGTTTTCATCAAGGTGGAATACGCGACCAATGGTCAGTCGTCGGGAGGCACCGGCCCGGCGCTTACCTTCACCGTGGGCTACGGCCATAACGGCGCCGCCACAATCACTGGGAATAACACCGGCCAGATCGCTACACGTAACGGTGGCGGCACTGTCTATAACGCAGGCGCGGGCTCTACCGTGACCCAGTTCGCTAGCGGCAACGGCGTGGACTTCCTCAGCATGGCCCCGACCTACCTCAATGCTGCCGCAGATAACAACCGCCACTCGTTCTTCCATGTCGAGCGCCTGCACGATGAGAATGGACTCCTTGGCGAAGGTCTTTACATTTTCGCCTCGGGCGCCGGGGTGCCGAGCACCGGGTATGACCGCGTGCTCCCGTTCGCGGGAGCCATTCCGTCTGCCGGGACTACCTCGGCTCAGCACCCGTGCTTAGATCCGGGAGTCGGAGGTGGCGCTCGCACCGTTGGCTTGGATATCGCAGTCGCCGCCCACCAGCCTGTACATGGTCGCCAGCTCGTATCGATGCTGCTCGATTACCGCAATACCGACATCGCGGGTTCGCCCGCTGACTTCGCACTCGACCATCTGGGCATTGCCCGTCCCTACCGCGCGCTGGGAACCCCCGGACCGAGCGCCGGACAGATTTCCGCGAGTGCCATTGCCGGTTGCTGCCTAGCGATGCCCTGGTTCTGATGGCTGCTCAAGCACCTGTCGTCGTCCGGCCTCATCTGTTTCGCTCGGCCGAGCCTCCCGTCTCCGGCTCGCAAGGGCAGGGCGAAGCTACTCCTCGCCCAACCGAAGGCCAGCTATGGCCTAGGGGAAGCGGGGCATGACGCAGCGACGACAGAACGCCGAGCGATGGGCGCCTGTTCTGCTCATATACCTGGGCATGTTCTCGTTCTTGTTCTGCTTGATCTTCTGGGCAATCACGACTCGCCTGGAGCCGATCCTACTAGGTGCCGGTGGTACGTTGATGGGTCTTTCGCAGGGGCTCGACGCATACCAGAAATCGCTACGCGGTCCAACCGAATCTCCGCCAGTCAAGGACCCAACTGTCGGTGAAAGCGAGTCATGACTTTGTCCATCCTGAGTCTACTGATCACAACGGGGTATTTGGCGTTATCGGTTGATGACTCTGAGTCGGCAAGGGCGTTAGCCATTCCGTACCTCGTCATTGTGGTTATCTTGTACATCATCTATCGCAGGCAAACCCGTGCGCGCGGGAGGCGCTACCCGTATGCCCGATGAAGAACGACGCAAAGACCCTGAAACCAGGACCCGCCTGACCGAGCTGGAGGAGCAACTACAGAAACGAGTCAAGGCGATGGAGAATCGTCTGCGTTGGCTCTCTCGCAAGTTGTTGATCGGGCAACTCTGGCTCGCCTTCGCCATCGTTGCGATGGGCGGTGGGTTCTACTACTTGTATACGGAGTTGCAGGATTCGCGCGTGGACGCGGCAGATCGCAACTGCGAGACTCGTAACGACGAGCACCGAGCAATCAGAGAGTTCGTCCAGCCATTCGTGGACGATGAGTCCGAGCGCGCGGACGTCAACAAGTCCTTCCCGATCACGGAGAACTGCCGCGAGTGGGCAGAGCGATCGGTCGAATAACACCAACCACAGGAGAACACATGGCAGTGAACTATCCTGGGGCCATCTCGGTCCCGTATACATCAGCCGGGTCATTCGCAACCGGGTTCCCTCCCCGCATCGTGCATCACACGACCGAGGGTTTCAACCTGCCGCACTACGTCGGCTCAGCTCCACACCTAACTGTGGATATCCAGCGTCGCAGGGTCTACCAGCACATTCGGCTCGACGAGGCTGCCAAGGCATTGGTCGGCTCGGCAGCAGCTGGCATCGAGACCAACTTCGCACGGGCTATCCAGGTCGAGTGGATTGGATGTTCCGATACCCGACTCGCAGATCGTCTCGATAAGCCTGGCTTCGCGGTCAAGAACTGGGACGAGAACGACTGGAGGTACATCGCCGGCATCTGTCGCTGGATCGAGAAGAACTGCAAGGTCAAACGGCGCGACCCGAACACATACCGCGGTCACGCACTCTCGATGGGCCACGGGGCCTGGCGGAACTTCGAGGGACACTGCGGACACCAGCATGTTCCCGGCCAGTCACATTGGGATCCGTCGCAGCACTGGCGCAAGGATCTCGTGATCGGCCACAATCCATGTGAATGGGATGGAGAGTTCCTCAAGCACGGCTCGAAGGGTCCGGACGTCGAGCGGCTCCAACGCTGGCTCAACGACATGGTCGACTCTGTCTTCAACGATCGGAAGCACGATCACGATTTCCGCGAGCGTGGACACCTAGTGCTGGAACCGGACGGCCAATTCGGAAAGTCCACAGGGCAGCGGGTCCGCCAGTTCCAATACAATCACGACCTAGAGTCGGACGGCATCGTTGGACCCGCCACCTGGCGTCGTCTCTGCGTCGCAGCTCGAAAGGAAGGATGATCAATATGGGATGGAACATCCCCGGGGTCCCGGTCGGCCTATCAACCAAGGTCGGTCTCGCGGCAACTGCTATCGCGGGGATTACCGCTGGTGTCGCTGCCATTCTCAATGGAGATCACACGGAGGAGACCATCGCCAGCATCATCACTGCCGGCATCATCCTCTACGGAGTGATCCGAAGCCGTGGAGAACAGGCGGCCGTGCTACTCGCAAAGCAGCCCCCGACTCCGACGAACAAGGAACCGGGGGCTGACGTGCCGAAGACTTACTGAACCTAGCCGAGAGGCTAGGCGGTGTCGTCGCTGCTCTCCTCGGCACCGTCATCCGAAGGGGCGTCGTTCTCGGGCTTGCTGCCAGCCTGGGATCGGCGTCCCTTCTTCTTGCTCTGGGCGAGCTGGATGCAGCGGAGATACTTGTCATTCGTTGCGAGAGAACGGGGCACGGGCCTGAGCTCGATCCACTGGAGGCCGGCCCGAACTACCTGTGGATGGGTCACCCACTCATCGTCCCGGTACGTGCAGTAGACGACGCAGACCGCCCCAGAGTCATCGACCCAGGAGAGGACGGACGTATCCCCCATGACGGTCGCGGCCAACTGGTCCGGGACGTAGCCCTTGGGAGACGAGCTGTGCTTCAACCTTCTGCGAGAGACCAGCTCACCGAGTGTGAGTGTCATCGGTTCCTTTCGTAGAGTTCCTGCACGATGACTTCTCGTTGCAGGTCGGTCAGGTGGTAGAGAGTAGTGAACGGCCAGATGTGATGTGTTTCGCAGATCCTCCGTGCAGTCTTTGGCCCGAAGCCGGGAGGAGACAAGAGGAGGGTGTAGATTGTCTCCCCCAGGAGGATACCACGTGGCTTCAGGAGGAGCTCGCGGAGGGAGACCGTCCCCTCCTCTAGCTTTTCGAGTGCACGGGCTCTTGCTTCCCGCACGTATCTAGCGTGCTCGATAGAGCCGGGTCTAGCCACCGCGAGCCTCCTCCTCTAGCACCGATCTGATGTTGGATTTCTCCATAAGAGCCATCATTCGGTCGATCAGGATGAGACAGTTCTTCGCTGCGTGACGGGAGCGAACGATGTGAGCCACAGAGCCAGCCTGTCGAGCCTGCCTGATGTGGCGCTTCTGGTTCTCGGTCGCTCCCTTCTTGTTGGTCGGGAGCTTCACCTCCAGCAGGAAGTGGACGCCGCGATAGCACCCTTCCAGGTCGGGGCGACCCTGCGAGTTGGGTCCCCCGTGGTTCTTGTTGACGTAGGCCCCCGCCTTGCGGAGATCCTTGACGATGGCCGATTGAAGGCCTGACTCTGTGGAGTTCATGAGGTTGAAGTGAATCGAGGGCGACGGTGAGTTTATGGTGCCCAGTCCCTAGCCTCAGCCGTCCTTACCGACTGGTTGGCCCCTTGTTCACGGCCTAGAGGTCGTCCAGATCGAGGTCTTCGATCTCGTCATCGTCGACCTTCTTCTTGCGCTTGGACGACTTCTTCGCCGGCGCCGTCTTCTTCTTGGCGGCCGGCTTGCGGCGGGACGTCCGCTGGCGCCTCTTCTTGGGCGCAGGCTCTTCGTCCTCGTCTTCGTCGTCGTCATCCTCGTCTTCGTCATCCTCGTCTTCGTCGTCTTCGTCTTCCTCCTCGTCATCCTCGTCTTCGTCTTCGTCGTCGAGGTCGTCATCGTCCTCGTCGTCATCGTCGTCGTCATCGTCCGAGTCCTCGTAGTCGTCCTCCGACATGAAGCCCTCGAACGCGATGCGGGAGCGGGGGTCGTAGCCGTCGCGCTCCTGCGTCTCCAGCTCGATCCACAGGGTCTTGCCCTTGAGCTTGGCGAGTGGCAGGTTGACGGCCGACTTCGGGACCTTGACGCCGACGGCCTCCAGCAGGAGCCGGATGCGCTTGAGCGACTTCGGCGTGATGTAGAGGCGCTCGGAGAACTTCTTGCCCTTGCGCTTGCCCTCGAGGACGAGGAAGTTCACCTCCAGGAACGGGGTGTCCTTCTCCTCCGAGCGGCCGGTCTTGGCCGAGGTGATCTTGACGTGGTAGTCGCCTTCCTTCCAGAGAATGCGGCCGCCGCCGCCTTCCTCCTCCTTCGAGAAGTCGATGCGGATGGTGCCGGACTTCTTTGTTGCCATGGTGTACTACTCCTCGTCGGGTGGGCTTGCGGCCCACGCTTTGATGAACTTGGGCATGGTCGGGTTCCTGATGATGTTGGGAAGCTCCTCAACTCGGTGACCCGAGTCGTAGTCCTCATGCGGCCCGACCAGCATGCGGGCTTCCCATTGGGCCTTCTTCGCACCCTTGGGCTTGAACTCCCTCAGGTAGATCCGGCCGATGATCCCGACGCAGCCTAGGGCTGTGGCTCGGGTTCCCGCGGGCAGGTCCACGGTATGGAATGTCGTCGCCTCCTCGTCGTCTTCGTCAGTGATGGTCCTCTCCTGCGCGAGGAACACCACGTGCATCTGAAGGTTGCGGAAGTCGAGCAGCAGGCTCTTGACGAGCTGGTTTGCCCTACCCCATGTCCGCCGGTCCGGGGTAGACGCCTCCCTTGTCGGGTCCCGATCCTCTGCCTCGCCCAGCACCTTCCTGATCGCTGAGTTCTGCAGCGCCGTGATGGTATCGATCACGACGGTGTCGTACTCGTGGTTGCCTGCCTTGAGCCACCAGTAGATGTGGCCCACGTCATCGAAGCGCTCGATCTCGAGGACATCGGTCCCGGATCCTGCTGCGGAGCGGGTGCCCTCCTCGTCGATGTCGATGATCAGGCAGTTCGGGGCAGTAGATGCGAACTTGGTCTTGCCCTTCTTGTTCTTGCCGTAGACGAGGATCTTGACGTACTTGTTCGCCTCGTCCACCGACTTGATCCGCTTGGCCACCCGCTCTGCTTTGGTGGACAGCGCCTTTGTGTTGACTTTCGCTGCCATGTTCTACCTCTTCACACCTCCGTACTTCGTTGGGGTCCAATCAGCCTTTTGGCCACTGGGTGTTGAGGTACTGCGCGGTTTGCCACGCGCTGTCTTCTTGGAGGGCGTCGATGACCTCCCGACGACGTGCTTCCTCGTCCAGATCTTGCCTTTCCGGTCGGTCCGCTCGTTGTGAGCTGCCTTCCTCGCCCTCTGCTTGCGCGAGAGCCGCCGCAGCCTGCTTGGCTTTCCCCTCGGCGAGTGCACGTTCTGCCTCCTTGAGTCTGGCCACGTCCTGTGGCTTGGGATCTTCGTCGAAGTAGATTTGCCCGTTCTCTTCCATGTCAATCATCTCCATTTCTATCCAACATTGAGGACAGTAGCAAGGCAGAGATGTCGTCTCGCCGTCATTTTCACAATGAGGGCAGATGACATCCATCAGTCGTCACGATCCTCTCTGGTCGTGTACTGCAGCTTGAAGCTGTGCGAAGCGTCCCCGCCCTGCAGCTCGATGGCGCACGGCCCGAGGAACGAGCAGTCGAACTGGCAGTCCTTCATGACCGAGCGGGGGAAGGCGTCGTTCTCCTCCGCGCTCTTGATCTCCCTGGCCGTCCAGACCAACTCTTGCATCAGACGCCGTGTCATCGGACGATCCTTGGAAAGCGGGGTACGCCGGAACCACTTCTCGTTGTTGCCCTTGAGATAGCGGAGGAAGTCTGCGTGCTGCTTCACGCTCAACCCGTGCTTCTTCAGCTCCAGGTAGTACGTGTAGTAGTCGCAGTTGAGGTTCTTCCGCTTCTCCAGCTGGGTGCCGTTGTAGATGAGCTTGGGCAGGGTCGGTGCCTTGGTGATGATCTCGTTGAACTGGATGCCTCGGAGCGGGCCATATCCCAGGTACTCCATCCCCCAGAAGTAACGCGCCAGCTGGGCATCCAGGAGCAGGAAGTCGGGCGGAAGGAATCGACCCACCGTCTTGTGGTCCACCAACCAAATACCTCCATCCGGCTCCTCCACCACCAAATCAATGATCATGCGGAAGCGCAGACCATTTGGTAGGGTGACGGTCTCGTCCAACTCAGCGTCGATGACCTTCCAGCCCTGGTCCTCCTCTCGGTAATTGAAAAGATACGACGTGAAGAGTCTTTTACACTCAGCCGGGAGGTCACCGAGATCCTCCTTCTGTTCATCGAAGAGCAGGTCGAATTCCTTGGTCAACTCCCTGTGGCGGACACGCCAATCCATTCCGTCATAGTGATGCTGGAGAAGATCGTGCAGCCAGGTTCCTCGCTCCAGATAAATGGATCGCTTCTTGGGCTTGAGTCCGAGCACATATTTATATTCGAATTGCTTTGGACAGCGTCTCCAGGTCTTGACACGACTGTTGGAGAGTAGCTGCCAATTTCCATACTGTCTATCGATTGTTATAGCCATTCCAATGCCTTCCTCAGGTCGTCTCTCTTCACGATGGTATAAGGCAGCACCCCTTCGATGAACAATGCCACGGACTTTCCGGCGAACAACCTCCAGCGGTACACTCCGCCTCCAAAGCATCCTGATCGTTGGGCCTGGTCTAGAGTGCCTCCACAGAGTGATTGTATCCACATAAGTGGTCTCGGATCTTTCTGGGTGATGGTGATTCGCGGGTATCCCCTCTTGAACCCGCTAACGCATCCTTCACCGTCGAAGAAACCAGCCAGATAGGCCCATTCAGTGTCGGATAACGACTTCATCAGTGCTTGAGGCGGAAGTAGACCCGTTGCATGTCCTCGGTGAGAAGCATCAGCAGCTCTCGCCGCTTCTCCAGCATCTCCCGTTCTCCCGGTGTGAACCCCTCCTTCTGGGTTCGGACCATCCAGTCCAGCTGGCTGCTGACCAGCCGGAGTGGGTTGAGCACGAGGAGTGGGAATGTCTCGTGGAGAACCTTCCTCGTCATGCGGTTGATCCTCACTTTCCTTGCCATGGTGTCCCTTCGCCCCAATGGGTTCCGACTTCGAGATCTGCCACGATAGGTACCGTGACATCCGTTCCGAACAACTTCTTGACGTGTTCCATGTCCTCCATGACCTGCTTGATCACGGGGACCCACTTGTCGACGTACTCATCCTTGACCTCGAAGAGAATCGAGTCGTGCACCGTCCCTACGATCCGCGCTTGGTCGTACGGAAGGATACGGTGTAGTCGAACCAGCGCCATAAGCATGAGGTCGGAGGCAAAGGACTGGACGGGCGAGTTGATGGCCTGACGCTCTGCCTCTTGTCGCACAGACTCTTCATCCGAGAGAATGTCCGGGAGGTGGCGCGTGCGGCCGATAGGCGATACCACCCTTCCATAGCGGCGAGCAAGGCCGCGCTGGCGCTTATGCCAAGTAAGCAGCGCCGGGTAGTCCTCGAAGAATTGATTGCGATCACGCTCCGCCTCCTTCTCCGTGATCTTGATCCCGTAGTTGTCAAACGCGTAGCTCACGAACTTGCGGAATCCCATGCCGTAGACGTACCCGAACGACACCGGCTTGGCTCGTTTCCGTTCTTCCTTCGTGACCTTGGATGAGTCGACCTTGCCGGTCATCCTCAGGGCACGAATCATGTGGACGTCCTCGCCCTTCAGATAGTGCTGGAGTCCCCTCTTCTCGTCGGCTTGCCAGAAGGCGATTCGGAGTTCGACTTGGCTAAAGTCGCCCTGAACGAACTGCCACCCGGGAGGCGCTCCGATGATGGATCGCATGAAAGGATCGCGCGGAACCTGCTGGATCCCACCCTCACCGGAGAGTCGTCCCGTGACAGTTCCAAATAGGCGGTAGGAACTGTGAATGCGACCTCGAGCGTCCATCCATTCGTATTTCCAAGGACCAAGATATGTGTTGACATATTTCGCCCACTTCCTCCAGATCATGATGGCCCTGGCCACCTTGTGTTGGTCCTCGAGACGAAGTAGGACCGACTCCTTGGTGGAGTTAGCCCCGGTCGGAGTCGTCTCGATGATGGGTAGCTTCAGGTAGTCGAAGAGAAGCCTGCCCACCTGCTGTGGAGCATTGATGTTGATCGGCTCGTCTTCCGGCCAGAACTGGTCGATGTACTTATGGACCCTGTCACGGTTTTCCTGCGCCTGGATGTACCGTTCCTCCCAACGCTCGGGATCCACGTAGACCCCGGTACGCTCGATGTCCGCGAAGGCATTCGAGGCTGGCATCATGAGCTTGGCGAAGACTGCAGCCGATCGCGGTTCCTCTCTCAATCGTGCCTTCAGGAGGGGTTTGAGTCGGAGCGTGTAGTCGGTGTCCTTGCCGTTGTAGATGAGCAGCTTCTTGAGCGGGGCCTGGGACGGGTGCTTGATATCCTCGCCCACACCGTAAGCTGCCGCTCCCAGCTCTACTTTGCTCAGCGGCTTGAGACCTTTGAGCTGGTTCTCGTCTACCATGTGTGCCGCGAGCATGGTGTCAAAGTCCTGGCGAATCATGATGCCCTTGGATCGTGCCCATTTGGCATCGTACTTCCCGTTATGTGCGGTGTATCTGCACTCGGAGCGGGGACGTTCCAGTGCTTCCTTCAGGAATTCGAGGACGGCGATAGGATCTCGCCAAGGAGTTTTGGGATGCTGTAGCGGTACAGCTGCTGCGGAACCTTCTTCCCACGAGAAGGCGATGGAACAAATCCATGAATCATCACCGTGCCAGTCCTGGCCCGCCGTTCGAACGTACGGTTCCTCGAGCTGCTTGGAATCAGTTTCCACGTCCCAACTAATCTCAGACGCGGCCATGAGTTCGTCACGAAGCCAAGCGAGGTGACGCCTCTTAGTGACCAGCCGAACGTCAGTCTTCGGTGTGACGTCCCTTCCATGTACCAGATTTCCGAAGCGAGTGATGTCGGCCGCGAAAACCTGAGTAAACCGAGGGTTGCGTAAGACCGCAGCTGGGTGTACAGTGGCAAATACTCTTGCCCAATGTCCATCGGCCACCTCCACTTTCCAGATCGTTCCGTTGTGCTTTGTGATCCCCGACTTGCCGATGACTCCCTGGAGCGGAGCGTTGCCGAGCAACAGAACGAACTCCGGCTTCACGGCTTCGAATTCCTGCGTGAGGTACTCCTCCACACAGACCTTGATCTCGCCTCGTTTAGGTTGACGGTTGTCTGGAGGCCGGCACTTGGCCACGTTAGTCACGTACACTTCGTCCCGAGGAAGTCCTACCTGAGCGAGGACGGAGGTCAGGAGCTTGCCAGAACGCCCCACGAACGGCTTCGCTTCCTCGTCCTCCCGAAACCCCGGAGCCTCCCCGATGACCATGACCTTTGCCTTCCGCGGTCCGGAACCCAGCAGACAAACATGCTCAGCGCTCTCGTGGAGCGGACAGAGCGTGCAGTCCGGGTTCCGGACCTTATCGCGGAAGTCAGCCACGCGGTGTCCAAGCGTGCTGGTGGACGATGATGTTGGCCGAGTCCAGGAAGTCCTTCGCACCGAGACGGTACGGGTTCTCGTAGTGGACTGCCATGATTCCGGCCTGGATGATTAGTTCCGAGCACTTCTTGCACGGCTCGTGCGTGGTGTACATGACGGCACCATCGCAGGTGACCCCGACCTTCGCCGCGTAGGCAATGGCATTGGCCTCAGCGTGGATGGCCCTTTGGCAGCCCAGCTCCTGGTACGAACCGTGACCCGTGTCCCTGGCTTCCTGATCGCAGATCCAGGATCCGGTCTCGCATCCGACCTCGTTGCACTGCGGCATGCCGGACGGAGCCCCATTGTAGCCGTGGGCGATGATGTGCTTCTCCTTCACGATCACGGCTCCGACGTGGCCCCTCTCGCAGGTGCTCCGCTCGGCGAAGAGCCCGGCGATCTCCATGAAGAGATCAGCTCGGTTGAGACGCGACATCCGCGGTCTCCCTTCTGAGCTTGGACACGTCGCCTTCGAAGATGTGCATCGAAGA